CAAAATAAATAACTAATAAAATAAACTAAAAAACTACTAATAAATCATAAGCTTTTGCATAAAAATCATCATAAACACCTCCTTTATATAGCTCTATTAAATACTTCTCTGTTAGTAGAGTAAAAGGAATGTTTCTGATGAAACATGCTTCTTTTAATACATTAATATCTCTTTCATATAAATCGTAATGTAAAAAAATTTCTCTTTGAAAAGCGTTTATCTTATCTCGCAAAACTAAATCTAAATCGTCCTTTGATTTGTCTATCCAGGATAAAGTGCTATAAACTGTTCTCAAGTCCAGTGGACAAGTAATCTGATTCAAGTGTGGATGGAAACGAAAATATCTTTTTAAGAAGGTTAACTCGCTTATGTCTTGAAAGGGAGTTACTATCTTACCCTTCATAGAATCTGTCATCTCCATACCCAAAGAATTAAAAAACTTCTCCATTGTGTTTGCATTCAAAAAACTTTCATACTTTACATCTATACATCTATTTAATCTATCATCTCCGTAGACCGGATCTGATAGGTGCTCATGAAACTTAAGATAATTTGGTGTGTAACCATGTGATTTCATCTCTCGAAAATACCACATTGTTGTATATACTCTATTTACTAAACTATTAAAAATTGCTGTTAACCAGCAACCTGATGGTAATGAATGTGTTAAAATCCATGAATCGTCATTAACTACAACTATATTATATGCTATATTTAATAAAACATTCCTGGCCGCATTCTGATGTTTTCCTTTATAATATTTTAAAATTGTTTCAGCTACTTTAATTTGAACTTGAACCCTCATACATTTATCGTATTTCCCTATATCACCTCCCCAACATCTACCTCCTTGCATTCTGTTGTACAATTGGGGCCATTCAGAAAACGGGTTAATACCTATCATAATTTCGTTAAACCACCTATCCTTAACTATTTTCTTAACCATTTTCCCAAAACACTTCTTCGTTAGTACTTGCATAGTAACAGGACTAACTCTAAAGCTTCTAGGATCTTTCTTTTCATTGTTTCTTAACTCATCCTTAAGTGTTTCAAACCAAGCTATGTGTTTAACTTCTACATCTCCTGTTTCCATCCTCTTCTCAAAATCATCATACAAAACTCTAAAATCCTCTTTAAAGACTCCTTCATCAAAATCAAAACATTCTTTTTTCCCTTTTATAGGAAAAATTCCATTAGATGATTTCTTATTTATTGGGGCTAACATATCATCTCCTTTTACTATTTCCTTCTCACTTAAATCATCAAAATTTTCGAAATATAAATCTAACACTTTGCCGGCAAAATCTAATTCCTCATGATCTACTGGACCTATCTCGCATCTACTCGATTTAGAAACATCTTTTACGGTGTGTGAACCATAAACACTCAAATTTGCTGGTTTCCTCGTATTTTCAAAAACATCATGCAAACCTGTTTTAATAAAATTGCTATTTTTTGGTACATAAACGTTTAAATCTGTTTCTATCTTTAAAGCACTACAATTTTCATAAACCTTTTTACTAATGGGGGCTGTGATCTTTAATCCATTGTCTACACTGGAAAAAACGTCAAATAAATCTTCTCTACACTTCCTAGACCATTTTAGTGATGCTCCAATACTCTTCGAATCATGACCTGCAACATGCATTCCTACTAACATACCTTGACTTGTAACTAACAAAGTTCCACACATACCTGCAAAGTGTAAATCTTTATAGGCAACTGGGTCTTCTATTTTGTTGTTTATTGTACCAATTGGATAAACAATAGGTCCAACGCTATTTATATCTAATAAAATACCTTCTAACTTAATAATCTTCTCTGGAAAAACAATACCTACCACTTGATCATAACAAGGTTGAAAACAGCTTGCTAATTTGGGAAAAGGTGAAGGATAACCATCACTAAGTGAAACAACTGCGACGTCATTATCTATATTAACATATACTACCGAAACTGGTGAGTGGTCGACTATACGGTAATTTTTGTTTCTATCTCCATAAATCGTGATCTGCATAACTCTATCTAAAACTAAATGGTATGGTACCAAAATTTTCCTTCCCGATATTAAACTATGACACTTAATTACATGGACTACTCCTTTTTCAACATAAGTCATGTCTATTTCAAACATTTGTGATGATATCTTTGGTAATAAACTGTGCATCATTTTAAAATCTAAACTGTCAAAATTATCTGCAATATTCTTAACGTTTTCTACAGTATTCAAACTAACCATACCACCTTCCTTTACAAAATTTTTGACATGATAAACTAAACTGGTAACTAAAATCCCTAAAAACATTGCTACTGAAATTATACCTACTTCCTTTTTAAAATCAAAATTCGTAATCGCGAAATTTGGTAGAATTGACAAAAAATCGGCAAATAAATCCTTACAAATGCCCAACATATAATCAAAATAACTTTCAACTAAAACCTCCTGCTTAACGATGAACTCCATGTTTAAATTGTTTATGCAAGGTAATTCTTCTTCCTCCACTTGCGCATGAAAAGGGTTATTTAATCTTATAAACTCTATATCCTCGCTTCTTAAACTATTATTTGAATATTGTGATTTCTTCATTTTCTTAAAACCCATTACGACTGTGCTTAACCATACTAGCAAATCTGTCTGATTTTCTGTATCACATGATGGAAGTAAATCCTCTTCTTCATTAACTAAAAATTTTTTAAAATCTTCTGGAAAATCATTAACAAATTGTTTGGTAACTATATCGTAATATTTAAATTTAATAATTCCTTTCATGTCTGGACCTACTCCTCTCACTTCTTCAAAATCAAAAACGTACCCTCTTCGCCACAAAGCCTCTGGTGTTTCAATACAATCTTTGGCGGTAAAACCTTGTAAATTTGTAAAACAATTAGTTGTTAAAAAAATTAAATCACTATTAAAATACTTGGTTCCCTTTAAACTTGCCTCAGCACATTCTAATGGTAATTTCATCGCTGAAACCCAATTAATCAAAAATCTCCATTGGGACTTACTCATCTGTCCTATGTCATCCATATTAAAAATATCTTCATTATTGTAAGAATCATAATGATCCTTACCGTCTTCTGCTCCTTTAATGAGATGGGCATAATGGGTCAACCCTAAAACGGAAATTAATCTAGTTACTGTTACGGATTTTCTACATCCAGGGGGGCCTTGAAAAACAAAACAGCAAGGTTCTGGTCTGGAAGTTTGTTCATAAGAAACAACTCCTTTAAAAATTCTTGTAAACTCACTACAAATATCCTGTAAAGGTTTGTTTCTTGCAAAAAACTTCTTCAAATCTATTGCTTTAAATTCCTCTTCTAATTTTTTAACTCTAGTTCTAAAATCATCTACTAACATAATGTGTCTATCCTTATGAAATTCACAAATAATATTTTTTGCTCTTTGTATATATAAAAATTCACTTAAACCAAATAAATCTAATAAAAAACTCATGTGTGTTTGGATTTTTTCTGGTAAAAAAGATATTAAATTTTTCATTAATTGTGATATTGTAGTAAAAAAATCAAAAATAAAATTAGAATCGTCAAACAACTTCTTATTGGTCAAAAGCGTCATTTTCTTAATTATAGCTGATAAACTACTGGGTAAAATTGAACTAATTCCTGCAACTAAAACTGTTTCTAATGACTCACTTTGCCACGAAATACTATCACTAAATAAACAATAAATTTCTAAAACCAATCTACTAAGGTGTAAGACTGAAAATCCAGCAGATATAAACGATAATACACTAATCAAAATCTTCAGTAAACCAACACCGTACTTTTCCAATAACGGTACAATCTCAGAAGATGCCAATGGTGTTCTAATCCTATCCATGAAACTTGTATATTTTTCATTAACAACTCTTTTTGTTTTACCTAAACATGTAATTGCCTCAAAAATGGTACTCATACCACCTAAAAAATCTGTAAAATTGTCCTTAACGGCATTTAAAGTGTTAATTATTCCCTCTGCTTTAAAATTACTTTCTCTATTAAAATTTTGTTGTTGTTTATTTGAAACTTTTGATCGCATTTGGTTTATGATATCTTTTGCTTGATTCCTATTTCCAATAAACTTTATCTTCCAAGATTTGTACTCAAAACAAGGCAAAATTCTTCTATTAAAATCATTTTCATAAACCTCTATCAAACTTTTTTTGTAAACATCCAAAACAAATAGAGAACTATTTATATGAGTTTTATATTTAAATTTTTCGGGTTTTCCACATTCCTGTATCCATATACTTTCTTCCCCATTTGGAATAAATGAGCCGGAACCGTTATCGAACTTGAACTCAAAATACTCGTCACTTTCACCTCCCTTCTTCAAATGCGTATCCTTAGCATTTGAATGTGATTTACAATCATTTGGTCTATTACCAACAAAAAAGATTTCTTCTAGTGGTTTGATTAAAATCTTACCCACATCATCGAAGCTCAGAAACTCAAGTAAATCACCGGTTTTTTCACTAGAAAGAAAAAGCTTTTGGGCTTTATACCTATCTACTAACTCCTCACTACAATTAACGTTTATAAATTCTTTTTTTGCTTGGATTAAAGCACAAACTGAGCTTTGGAAAGTAACAGATTCCAACTGGTTTTCGTTATGTCTACATGGGTGCATTACGCGTTTTTAAAAATAGCAATTTAGTTCCTTCCTTGGCGCTACCCTAAAATATAAAATTAAAATATAGGTTCTTCCTTCTTTTTAAAGTGGACTTCTGTTTTAAATTACCTCGTCCAAGTAATCAAATGTAACTCTCCTTACAATTGGATTAATAAAATTGAGCTTCTTTTTAAAATTACTTCACTCAAGTAATCAAATGTAATTTCTTACATCAAAAATAAAATAAATAATTAAAATTTAAGTAAATATAGTATAACCTACAAAAAATTAACAAGTGCGACTATTAGTTCATAATAGCCAAACTTGTTAATTTGTT